GAGGCACTCATAAACTTAGTCCTCGGCTACCTTGGGGGCCTTGCAAGTGCTGTAATTAGTTTTTATTTTGGTGCATCTAATGGTGGTAGCAAGGACTAATGGAAACATCTCAGAACGGAATAGATTTAATTAAGCATTTTGAAGGTTGTCGATTAGAACCTTATTTATGTAGTGCCAATGTTTTAACGATAGGTTACGGTCACACAAAAGATGTGGTAGAGAATATGCACATAACCGAAGAAACAGCAGAATCATTACTGCAACAAGATTTAAAAGAGTTTGAAGATCATGTTGATAAATTAGTTACAGTTGATTTAAACCAAAATCAATTCGATGCTTTGGTATCATGGACATTCAATTTAGGTGCGGGCAACTTAAAGTCAAGCACTATGTTAAAAGTTCTTAATGAAGAAAAATACGATAAAGTGCCAGAGCAAATGCAAAGATGGAATAAAAGTGCTGGGGTAGTGAATAAAGGTTTGGTTAAAAGACGAGGTGCGGAAGCATTACTTTTCGCAAGCAAAGCATGGACATAAACCCTTTTTTTCTTTGGAATGTTATTTTAACATTAATATACGCACCATTAATTTATGGTATAAGAAACAACGCGACAGAGATGAAAAGAATAGATATATTGCTTAATAAAACAAGAGAAGAACTGCCAACAAGGTATGTGACTAAAATTGATTTGTTAGAAGATATGGAAAGATTGTTTAAAAGATTGGATAATTTAGAATCAAAAATAGATAGATTAATCTCAAGGTAGAAGGAATAGATATGGCACAAAGAATTATAGACCCTTTATTCAGTTCGGGTTTAAGGTATGCGCAATCAATAGCGGGTGGAGAGAATGTAGCTGACATGATTGCGCCAGGTGTAGGATACTCAGAGGAGTTTCCAGAAGGTTTTGTAATGCGAGATGGAGTACCAGTTTCTGTCAGGGAAGAAGCCCCAATACCCGCACCACCACCACCCCCACCCGCATTAATGCAAGAGCCAGTAAGGACTGCTCCATTTAATCCTAACAACCCATACAATCTTCCTATTGATCCTGAGAGTTTATTTATCAACACATTTCCTACTGGATATTCTAGGGAAGGAAAAGAAATGCTAGATACAGGCATACCAATGGATGACATGATGAATGTCATTCAACCAAGAGAAGCACCCACACCTGTAATGCAACCACCAATGCCACCGATTGACATGGGCATGGTAGATACTTCTGGTTTATCAAGAGAAGAAATAGAATCAGGCGCATTTGATGCTTTGATGTTTCCTAGTATTCCAGAGCCACAACCAATTAAATATCCGTCAGTAGGTTATACGCCTTTTGATTTTACTAACATACAAGCAGCACTAGATAGTGTTGTTCCAGTAAGAGGTGGTGGAACAGGAACTAGAGGTGGTGGAAGAATAAGGAGATAGCATGGCTACCAGAGAGGAAGTATTAGAATCAAACGAAGCAGAATTAATTTTAAAAAGCGATGTATTTAAAAAGTCTATCGAGAATTTAAAAGAAGAATATGTTGCATTATGGATGAATACCAAAGGTGAAGATAATGTTGCCTTTAGAGAAACCTTGCATAATGCGATTAATATTTTACCAGAAGTGGAGAGGCATCTACGCATTTTGGTAGAACGTGGGAAGATAACAAGTGCGCAAATCAAAAAATTGCACAATTATATATAACTAGGTAAAATTTTAAAAAATTAAGGAGTAAACATGAGCAACAACGCCAAGCCGATTGCTTTACAATCAGAGTTAGATAAAACTGTAAGTTCTTTTGAAAATCTTTTGACTCCAGTTGAGGAAGCACCAGAGGAAGTTCAAGCAGAACAAGCAGAAACATCTCCAGAAGATGTCGTTGAAACAGAAATGGAAGCGGAAGCAGAAGTTGAGGCAGAAGCAGAAGTTGAAGTCGAAGATGATTTCGAGGAAGGAGAAGAAGTAGAACAGTCTTTAGAAGAACAAACAGAAGTAGAGGAAGAACTACAACCTAATGCCTACACCGTAAAGATTGATGGTGTTGAGCAAGAGGTCACGTTAGATGAACTCCGAAACGGATATTCTCGTCAGCAAGACTATACTCGCAAAACTCAAGAACTGGCACAACAACGTAAAAGTTTTGAAGATCAGCAATCAGAGTTAGCGAAAAAAGATGCTATTTACGCTCAGTTGTTGCCTCAGTTAGAGGCAAGTTTAAATGGTGAATTGGAAAACGAACCAGATTGGTCAGCACTATACGAATCTGATCCTATTGGATATGTTCGTGAAAAAGACGTTTGGGAAGAAAAACGTAAAAAGTTAGATGCTGCTAAAGCTGAAAACAAAAGATTGCAAGAAGAAGCAATGCAAAAACAGCAAAAGCAAATTCAAGATTTTGTCGATTATGGACAAAAGCAACTTAAAGAAAGGATTCCCGAATGGTCTGATGCAGAGAAATCCCAAAAGGATAAACTTGCAATCACAAACTATGCAGTTAATGAACTTGGGTTTACTCAAGATGAAGTTAATCAGGTGATAGATTATAGAGTGCTACTTGGCTTACGAGATGGGATGCTATACCGCAAACAAGTGGCAGCAACCAAGAAGAAGCCAACCCAAAAAGCAGCTTCAAGAGTTGCAAGACCTGGAACAGCCAATAAACCTAAAACAGCAACGCCAGTGAAAAAAGCAAAAATGAGATTAGCTAAATCTGGCAAAGTGCAAGATGCAGCTAAAGTTTTTGAACAATTAATTTAAAGGTATAAAAAAATGGCTAAAGTAACAAACGCCTTTGACACATATACTGCGACTGCTGACAGAGAATCATTGTCTGATACTATCTACAATATCTCTCCAATGAGTACGCCTTTTATGAGTTCCATAGGCAAAACAAATGTAAAAAACGTCCAATTTGATTGGCAAACAGAAGCCCTACCTACTGCATCTGGTACAGGTCAGTTGGAAGGTTTCGAGCTATCAAGAGCAGCTTCTACTGCTACAGTTAGAGAAAGTAACGTATGTCAAATCTCAAGCAGAGATGCAACTGTAACTGGTACGCAAAATGCTTCCGATGCTGCGGGTAAACGCACAGAAATGGCGCATCAACTAGCTATTATGGCTAAAAGTTTGAAGCGTGATATGGAAACGGCATTATGCTCTAAAGTAGCTAAAGCTGCTGGTAACGCGACTACTGCTCGTCAAACTGGTGGTTTTGAAACTTGGACAGAAACTAACGTATCGCGTGGTACTAACGGAGCGGGTGCTGGAAACGGTGCTGCACCTACTGATGGTACACAACGTGCGTTTACTGAAACTATCCTAAAAGCAGTACAACAACTTTGCTTTGCAAACGGTGGTGAGCCTTCAATGTTGATCGTTGGCCCACACGTTAAAAGTGTTGTTTCTGGGTTTACTGGTCGTTCATCTGCAAGACAAATGATTGATGCTAATACTGTAGAAGCGTCAGTTGCTATCTATGCTGGTGACTTTGGTGAATTGCAAGTAGTTCCTTCTAACTTTAGTAGATCAAGATCAGCGTTATTTGTTGACCCTGATTACGCTAAAGTTTCTTACTTGAGAGACTTTGAAACTATTGACATCTCCACTATTGGTGATGCAATGACAAAAATGATTGTCGTTGAATATGGTTTAGAAGTTTCAAATGAGAAAGCGCACGGAATCGCTGCTGACTTATCAACATCGTAAGTTAAACGGAGAGGGGCAGAAATGCCCCTCATTCTTATTGGAATAATCATGGCAAAAAGAACTTTAATAGACTCTAAATCAGGATTTATGAGTGAGTTTGCTACAGAAGATGAAAAGAACATTTATCACAGTTCTCAAAATGTTCAGCCTATTTTGGATAATGTAAAGAATTTATCTTACGGTACGCAAGGTAAAGAATTAAAGCACGTTGCAGAAGTACCTATGGTAATATATCAAAAGGCAGTAAGAGAAGGTTGGGCTAAAGACAGAAAGCAATGGAAGAAATGGCTCAATGATCCAGATAATAAATTATTTAGAATATGGCAAGGTAGAGTATGACTTATGAAGAATTAAAAACTCAAATAGCAAGTTATTTGAATAGAAGTGATTTAACATCACAAATTGATATATTTATTGACACTACCGAAGCAGAATTAAACAGAAAGGTTAGAGATAAAGATATGATTAAAAGAGCAACTGCCACAGCAGATGCTCAATACTTAACTCTACCTGACGATTGGTTGGAAGTAATTAATGTAGAAATTACATCAAATGATTTTTCTCCATTAATGCAACAATCAATAGAATCATTAGATGTATTTAGAAGGGCAAATGACAATACTTCTGGACAGCCAAAGTATTTCGCTATTGTAGATGGCACATTAGAACTTGCCCCTACCCCTGACACATCATATACATTACAATTAACTTATTATGGTAAAATCACCGCGTTAAGCGACTCGAACACCAGTAATTTTGTTTCAACAAACCACCCAGATGTTTATTTATATGGTGCGTTGAAGCAAGCCTCTATTTATCTTATGGAAGATGATAGAGTTCAGATGTTTACTGCGCAATTTGAATTAGCTTTAGAAGAAATGCGTATGCAACAAGAAAGAGCAGCGTTTGGAAAAGGTTCTTTAATACCAAGAAAAAGAACTTATGGTCAACGCAAGAAAACAACATATTTTATGAGAAATTAGGAGTAAATAGAGAATGGCTGGATTTACAGATTATTTAGAAGATAAAGTATTGGATCATGTATTTGGTGGTAGTGCTTACACAGCACCAGGAACTTTATACGTTGGTTTATTTACAGCAGCACCTTCTGATACTGGTGGTGGTACTGAATGTTCTGGTGGTTCATACGCAAGAAAAAGTATGGCTGCTATGACTGTATCAGGCACTTCACCAACCACAGCAACCAATGGATCAGCAGTAGAGTTTGTTACTGCTACTGGCTCTTGGGGAACAGTAACCCATGTAGGTATTTTTGATGCCTCATCAAGCGGTAACTTAATGGCTTGGGCAGCATTATCTGCTTCCAAGGCAGTAGCAAGTGGTGATGTATTTAGATTCGATGCTGGTGACTTAGACGTTACATTGGCGTAATACATGGCCTCAGTAGGCTATGGTTACGGTGGTTACGGGAAGTCCTTTTATGGGCAACCTGTATTTGAACTTGGCGAAGCGACTCTAGCGCAAACGTCAGCTTTTACTGCATCTGCGTCTATGACGTTTGCAGTATCCGCAACATCAGCACAAACATCAGGTGTAACGGCAAGTGGGCGTTTAGTTAAACTAGGTGCAAGCACGATTGCACAAACATCCGCTGTAACCGCAACAGCCGAAGTATTAAAACTGGGTTCTGCTACTATGGCACAAACCTCTGGGTTTGCTGCTACTGGCAGACAAATAGATCGTGGTGAAGCTACGATTGCTCAAACTTCTGGATTATCAGCTACCGCAGAAGTAGTCAAACTTGGTACAGCAACCATAGCACAAACGTCTGCGGTGAGTGCAACAGCCGTTATTGTTCTAAATGCATCAGCTACAAGCGCACAAACTAGCGCAGTAAGCGCATCAGGAACATTAGTTAAATTAGGTGTAGCAACCTCGGCAGAAACATCAGGATTTAGTGCTACTGCAGAATTGGTAGTATCGGGTGAGGCTACTATGGCGCAGACAAGTGGAGTTACTGCGCTTGGTAGTATAAAATATTCTGGTGTAGCGACTATCGCACAAACATCTAGTCTTTCCGCCATTGGTGGCTTAAAATGGGAAGATGATACTGTAACGACAACCACATATACGGATCAAACAGTAACGACAACAACTTGGACAGACCAAACTGATCCGTCAACGTCTTGGTCAGAAGCAGCTTAACATAGGATAGGAAACATGGCAGATACAACAACTACGAATTTAAGTTTAACAAAACCCGAAGTAGGGGCGAGTACAGATACTTGGGGTACGAAAATAAATACTGATTTAGATACTGTTGATGCAATATTTAGTGCATCAGGTACAGCCGTTAGTATGGGAGCAGTTACATTTGGTGGTGCTGTAGCAATACAAGGCACAACACCAACACTAACAATAGGAGATGCAGGTGCAGAAGATACTAAAATCGTTTTTGATGGCAACGCTCAAGACTATTATATTGGTCTTGATGATTCTGCCGATGATCTGGTAATAGGTAAAGGTTCAACGGTTGGTACTACACCCGCTATTGTTATTGATGAGAATTTAAACGTGGGTATTGCAAGTGGCGCTATAGCGGTAGGACAATCTACTTTTTCAGGTGGAAGTGTTATTGCTGATTTTCATACCTCTGGTAGTGGAGT